ACTGTAGAGCGGTCAGATTCTGTAATGGTGTATGGCAACTTGTCTGGGAATAGTTCAATCCATCGTGCAGTGGTCTTGTCGATGTCGCCATCGTTTGCTGCAAGCATCTCATTAAAGACCTGCTTGAAGTTCTGGCTACCATTATCTCGCACCCACTCAGCCATATCAGTCTTGAGTGCTACCTGTGGTGAAGCAGGGAATACGAGGCCAGCAAAAGCACGTAGTGCCAATACTGTAATAGTGCTTGCCTTAACCTTTTGTTGATAGTCAACAAGTTCTGCTTGTGTTGGAGGGATAATCGCTCCGTTAGCATCACGCTTTTCTTTAAGCCCATACCCTGCAGCCTCTAAATATGTAACGCTCTTTCTAAAAGCGGAAGCATACTGAGACTTTCTCTCGTCTCTGTCAAGTGCTGCATAGACTTTATTGACGTGTGCGGGCAATATGGAGGAAAGCATAGGTTGGTCAACAGCGTATTTTCCTAACAAAGAACCAACTGCTGTGTCAACCCAAGCGGGATTATCAAAGGACACGTTAAGGATATTCTCTATAACCTTAATTCCTGCAGCCGATACTGGTCCAGCAAATGTTGGGAAGATGCTATCTGGATTAAGAGATGGTGTAACCATATTTAACTTGGCACCAAACTCCACTGGCATTGGAGCCTTAAACGCTGGCTCAATACCAAATCCAATCATTACACCCTGCATAGCCTTGTACATTGCAGCAGTTCCCGGGTAAATAAAGTAAGATTCCCCTTGGTCGTCTTGTTGTATCCAGCCAGAATGGGATATTCCATCATAGGTAAGTGCTGCACGTGCTATTGATTCTGGGTTGTAGCGAACTGTTCGTGAGATACGTCGAGCAAAATCCTCTGTTGCTCGATAGAAACGAGCAAAGTTACGTATGTTAAAAGCAAGTTGCGTCTGGACAAGAGGGTTATCAACAAAGGAAAGAACTCTAGCCTTAGCGCGGTCTTCGGTGATTTCCGCTAATTTTCTTTTGGCGCCTTCTTCTGCTTTCTTAAGGGCCTTTGCATCTCCAGGCTTAACACCTTTTATGTGTGCCTTGATGTAGGCATCCTCAAATCCGCTCTCGCGCATTTGCTTGCGGATAGTAACCATCTCTTGATAGACCATTGGCTCTCTGGAGAAACGGGCATTAGCCTCACCCATCCAGTCCCAACCTCTTGTCATAAGAGATGCGGTGTAGTTGTCAGAATCTGAAACAGGAACTAACACTGGTCCAGTTACAGACTCAGGAGCATCGTCTGCCATCTTTGGCAAATCGTCTAGTCCTATAGACCCTTCAATCTTATATTCCCCAGTAACAGGGTCTTTTACTCGCACCTTGTTGAGAAGGTCATCATTGATGGTATTGCCATCACGCTTGACAAATAACGACTTAGCGCCTTCGTAAATGCGTTCAGCGTGTGTATCTACTGTCTCTCCATAGCCAGGAGTATATAAACGGAATCTATCCTTTTGACTAGGATTGTCGATAAGCCACTGTTTAATTTTTTCTACTGCTACTTTTCTTTCTTTTAAGTTGGCTACAGCAAGACGACCCACTTCATCGTTTGCCCAGAAGTTGATTTGCATTAACCAGGCATAACTGGATGCCTCATCTTGTAAAGGTCCAACATCTGTATACCCACGTCCACGGACACGACGCATATTTTTAGGTACATCAATTTTAAGTGCGCTCATTCTGCCATAGCGCTTTTGGTCGCGCAAAGAACGTGTTGCAAAGTCTGTTCCGGTAAAGGCGTTCTTTCCGCCCTGGACTACATCAGCAAGAGCGTTATCCAAATCACCATAACGTATCTGCTCGGCAAGAAGTTCTGCATCTTCTTTGGTAAGCCTTGCGCCAATACGACCCAGTTTGGAAGAGGTAACAGCCTCAGCCAATACCTCTCTTGCCTTATTTACATTGTTTCCCGCCGCTGCCATTTTGACTGCGTAGTACTCTCTATCACTTTTACGAACAATTCGGTTAACGACACCAAGCGGGTCTGCTGCTACACGCGATATAATATTTCCAGAAGCATCGTACTTTGCTACAGTGCGAAGTTTAGTTGAGAGCATACGGCCTTTTACTAAACCCCAAGGATTAGTACCGATAGCAAGGTGGACCATTAAGTCTTCTGTTGCGTTACGTAGAGCATAACGTGGACCAGCAAGGGTGAGGAACGACCAGTAAGAGGTCATTCTTTCCGCCCATTCACTGTGCGCTATATTGCCAAATACCTTAAATAGACCATCGCGTGAAGCGTATCGGTCAATATCCTTGATGCTTGGAGCGCTAACAAATGAAGTCAACTGTGATGGAATAAGAGCCATAGACTCTCCATCTGGACCAATTACCGATGGGTTGAAGATTTCCTTTTGACCATTAGGTAGGGTTCGTACAGCATTGGAAGCATATTTGCTTCCGCCTTTGCCAGTAATAAGTCGTGTAACTTCTGAACCTTTTGTAGATAGATTAAGACCCCGGAAGTCTGCGGTTGTCTTCCAGATACCGTAGAAGATTTCCTTACGAGTACCTTCATCTGCCGCTGCAAAGGCTTCACGAATAGTCTTGGAGTAATACTGTGGCATAGTAAGACGTGCTAAACGATATATCTTCTCGTCAGCGTCTTTGCCCATTACATCAAATGCGTCATCCTGGAAGAACGGAACATAAGAGAATCGTTGCTTAAATCTATCCATACGTCGCTGGATTTGAGCGGTAGAGTACTTAGCAATTCCTTTAGGATTTGCTTTAGTTAGTTCCTCAACGATTTGTTTCTGTCCGGCTTCTTGAGTAAGTTTCTCTACAATGCCATCATTAGTTACTGTGCCAAAGTAAAGAGCCTGTACTAACTTAGAACCCATTTTGTCTACATCAAAGACTTTATTTGCTCCAGTAAGGACAGCAATTCTTGTCTTACGAGCAGCATCTAGGCGTGGAACCAAAGGACGTACTCGTCCTGGTTGACCTTTAAGAATCTCTACTACTTCAGTAGCGTTAGAGAAGTATGCCTTAGCCGTTGCTGCGTCCTTAATAGGAACAGAAATTTTGTTGAACTCATCGATAACTGAAGGTCCAAACTCAGGAGCAATAGTCTTAAGACGGTCACGTGCAGTAACTGCTGCTGCATTATCTCCAGCCTTTTGAGCGGTACGGAGATTATCTAGTTCTTTACCGTATACATTCCAGAAGTTTTGTACTTTAGGCTCAGCAAATACTTCGTCTACACCACGTGGATTGAGTGGGCCAACCTGCCACCACTTAGTTTTATTACCGCCACCCATCATAATGTCGATGGAGTAACGAAGGACCTTAACCGTTTTTGCTACCTTACCAACAAGGATAAGTGGGTCCATAAATACGCGGTAAGCAGCGTCAACCGTTCCTGAAATTGGACGGTAGAACAATCCGGAACCTTCTAACTGTCCAGGAAGAACCGCGTTGGCTAGTTGGCGACCAGGAGAATACTTGGCTGCCTGGATAGCGTCTATTGTATTTTGGAACTTCTTTGCCTCTTGTGGATTGTTGCCAATCTTGGCTGCAATGTTTCGCTGTTCTGGAGTTAAGGCGGGGTTTTCAACAATTTTTGCCAAGGACTTGCCAGAAGCAACTTCGATACCAACTGCTACCGCATCATCGCCATACTCTTTTCTGGCGTTCTTGATGCGCTCTTCGTTAAATAACTTTTCGCCGGTATCTTGTGCATCTTTCCAGGTGTCAACGATGTCAAATCTCTGGAGTAGTGGTTTTTCTTTAGTAAGTTTGTAGGTTCTGTACCCACGTGTAGTGAGGTCAGACAACTCATTTGCTAACTTGAATGGAGCAAGAACTGTCTGTATGGCATAGTGTTTGGCTGTGCCAATAAAACTACGCTTTGGCTCAATAGCCTCATCTTCTTCGCCAAACATAGTGACAAGTGCTGTTTGTTGAACAGTAGGAAGTTTGGCAAACTCTGCCTGAGCAATCTCAACTGGGAGGTCACGTAACTTCTTGTGAGTTTGATATGCTTTATCTACTGCTGCAACTGCTGCCTTGTCATCATCGGATAACCCGGCTGCCATTGCTGCTGCCTGGAGACGCGATACCACTATAGACCTCTTGCGGCAAGTTGCTCGTATAGCGCAGCCGTATCGCCAGTTGGGTCATACGGAATCATCTTTGCTAAGGTGTCGGAAATCTTTGCTTGTCCACTAGGAACACCAAGGATGTTTGAACCTGGACCAGGACCCATATCAATGCCTGCAGTAATTGGTTCTTCTGGACGCTGTGTTGGCGCAGAAAGTGGTGTAACGGGAGTCAAAGGATTCTCTGGGCGACCACCAACGTTATCTGCAACGCCGCGAGTCTTTGCTTTTGCAGCGCCACCTGAGATAGCAGCAGTCTCTACGCCTTCGCCATAGTATGCAGAAGGAAGTGTATCTGTTCTCTTTGAGAACTTTCCTGGACCTGCGACTCCAGCGGCTGGATTCATAGGCTGGCTCATAAGTCCTCCTCTAATAATTTCTCTAAGTCTTCGTGTAATTCATCTATACGGGAATGTAAATCAAATTCATAATTAGCGTGGTTAGTCAGCAGGTATGCAATCTCTTTGAAGAATACCGCGACAGACATAATTAAGTTATATAAGAAAATAACAAACGTTAGTGCTACGTGAATAGGGCGTACAGGTTGACTCATTAGTGCCTTCCTGTACGCTCTAGTCGGGTAATCATTTAAGCCTTCTTGCCTTTACGGCCTGCTGGAGTGTAACCAAATTCAACCTTCCCGCCTTGTGGCATTGGGGCGTTCTTTGGTCCTTCTACAGGCTTGGATACCATCGCTGCTGCGCGTCCACCTTTGTTCATTTTTACACCTCCTACGCTGCTCCGCCAATGGCGGCTAGTAACTGTGCTATGTCGGGACGTTGTTCAGCAGCAGGGGCCGCACCTTCTTGTGGAGTTGGAGGAACCTGCGAGGCAGTCGCGGGGGCCGCGCCTGCTGCTGAAACTTCGGGAGCCATTGGCTGTGCTGGTTGAGGTGCAGGCGCAAACGCCTTCTCAACGATTGTCTCTAATTGTTGACCCTTCTGGCGGCCTGCAATCACGGATGCAATTCGATTGATAACCTCAGATGGGTCTTGACCATTTGCCGCCAGTGAAGGGATTGCTTGGGCATATTGTGCCACTGCGACTCGTAAAGAGTCACGCATTTCCTCGATGTCAATTCGTTGCTCCTCTTGGGTAACGTTGATGTCGATAGGAAGTTCCCGACGAGCATAGTCACGGGAAACTAATTTATCGCTACGCATTTGTAGCAAGGCAATCACTGCACGATTGGGGTCCATTCCGGACATAATGCCATAACGTACATCAATGGCGTAATCACCTTTAATGTCGCGTGATGGGACATACTTCAAGATATAGGGCGTACCATCATCAATGCCGCGAATAGTCTTTTGCATATCGCCAAAGATTTTCTCGTCTGCTTCAAAGCAGATACCGAGAAGTTCAGTAAAGAGACGGGCAAACTGTGCTTGTGCAGATTTAATCTGCGTATCAAATCCTGCTTGTAGCGCTTGTACGCCACGTCCGGTCACGACAGATGCGTCGATGTTACCGCTACGTACTTCTGGGTAGCGAGCACCCATACGAAGTTCACGCTCGAGAACACCAGACTCTGCAAAGACATTGTTTGGTAATTCTAGCGGTACACGACGAATCGCTTGGGGATTAGCAGAACGCAAGATAGCGTCGGGACCGAGTGCTAACTCTTGTACATCCTGTGGAATGGCAATAGGAGCCTGGATGCTTTTCTCTGCGGCTTGGATTTGGAGGATAGCGAAACGTGCGCGAGCAAGTTGTACCGCTAGAACATCATCAAATTGACCACGTGCCTCACCGTCAATAGAGTAACGAGTGGCAACACGTGCCATACATTTACCTACTGGGTTGGCAGTGCGAGAAAGAACGAGGTTATTACGAGCAGGTATGAAGAGAACATCCTGATACTTGTCGTGGTAACGAACCATATCGATATATGGTGAGCCAGATGTGTATTGATTCTTGCCGACAATCTCGTTGTAGAACTCAGGATACTGTGAGGCAAGGGATTCTGCATCGGTAGTAATGACTTGAGTTAAGGAGATGCAACGACCGAATCGGTCAATCTCTGGGTAGGTACCAAAAGGATTAAGGAGACGAATCTTTGGTGTGTTGGTCTCGAAGTCCATCTCAACGATACCTGGCAACATACCGTAGGTATTAAACCAGTCTGCTCCTGAGTACATCTGGATTTGCAACTCAGATGAGGTGGAGTAGTAGTTAGCAATACGGGTACGGGTATCAGCCTGCTTACGTGCTGAGTCAGATACCATATTGGTAGCCGAGCAGTTAAAGGATGGCAGTGGTGCCATTGCTTCTGCAAGGTCACGTGCGGCAACATCAATGAAGTTAGCGACGAGAGGCTTTGGATAATCCTCGCTGAACATCGTAGGATAAACCTTGCCAATATCACCTTGACGGACGGAGAGTACATCTCGCATCCGTTGGTCACGGGCAGAATAGCGCGTCTGTAGACGTGCTACCTTAGCCGCTAACTCTTTGATTGTTAACAATGAAGTTCCTTACTTGCTTCTAGGATTTTTCTTGCGAGCAACTTCTTTTGCTTCGTTAGACTTCTTAAGATTCTGCATACGTGTTTGTGCTTGCTTTGTAACCTTAGTACGTCCAGATGTACGAACAGCATCACTGTACTTGCCCATAAATTTTGGCATAACTTCAGTTGCACGATTGTGAATTTTCTCTGCTTCCCATCTACGACGCGCAGCAACTTGAGCAGCCGGCTCAAATGTTGTTGTGTTAATTATTTTTTGTTCTTTGTCATACTCTTTTTTAGCAAT